AGCTGATTACGTGCGACTCTATAGATGCAATTAGAAAATGTAAGTTTCATGGGCACTTGGCGCAGCGGTTAGCGCAGGGGACTCATAATCCTTTGGTCGTAGGTTCAAATCCTACAGTGCCTATTTTCTAAAAAAACTTTAAAAAATACTTGACAAGGTATCAAAACTATGTTATAATATAAATACACGATGGGGGTATGGTTGAAACCCTGCCTACCTTAGTGATAAAACACAAAAAAATAACCAATGGAGTAAATTATTATGGCTATTAATCTTGAAGCAATGCGTGCTAAATTAAACGCGAGTAAAACCGGTGGAAAACCATCTGGAAGCAAATCAACTATGTGGCGACCAAAAGCTGGAGACCAGATGATTCGAATTCTTCCAACTGCAGATGGCGATCCGTTCCGTGAATTCCACTTTCACTACAATGTAGGAAAGAATCCTGGAATCTATTGCAACAAGCGCAACGATGGAGGCGAATGCCCAATCTGTGACTTTGCATCTAAGCTTTGGCGAGATGGTGTTGAAAATGACGATCAAAATCTAAAGAATGAAGCTAAGAAAATGTTTGCGCGAAAGCGATACTACTCACCAGTCCTTGTTCGAGGTAACGAAAGCGAAGGAGTAAAAATCTGGGCTTATGGTAAAACTGCATATGAGACCCTTTTGGGATATGTTCTAGATCCTGACTATGGAGATATTACAGACCCTCAAACTGGTACTGATATTAAGTTGAACTACAATGTCCCTGGGACTCCCGGCACTTTCCCGAAGACAACTCTTCAACCTCGTCGTCGTCCATCAATCTTGTGTGACGACAACATTGCTGATTGTCAAGAACTTTTGGATTCCGTCCCTGTGATCGATGAATTATTCGAACGCAAGACTGCGGAAGAGGTCCAAGCTCTGCTGGATGGTTACCTGTCCTCCGACTCTTCAGCAGAGTCCTCTTCTACAGAGACACAAAAGTTCAACAAACAAACTGGAGAAAGTGTGGATGAAGCTTTCGCTGCATTCATGAGTGAAGATTAAGTCGTAGGTCCTCCTGTGTTGTTGAGGGTTTGGTCGTTTTCCCGTGGTTACAAAAACGGCCTCTTTTTATTACAAAGTCATTATATGACAAGGAGATAGCATGTCAAGTCCGCAAGGAACCATAGCAATCAAAAAAAATAATACTGATATTGAAAAGATGTCAATACCAGAAAAAGATAAAACTGATGTTGTATTTAGAGCTCTACAAAACACAAGCAAAGATATACCCTTATTTATGCTTGCTAGAGAAGCAGTACAAAACGAAATCGACTCTATTATCATGAAAAATGATCACGACACTGATGAAATTTTTATTAATCCTTTCCATAATAATTCTGATGGCTCAATCATGATTGCTGGAACGGGAATCGGCTTTTCAGAGAAGGTTATCTTAGAAAATTTCAATTCCATGTTCAACAGTTCGAAAGCGAATCAATTAATTCTACAACAAGACTTCGATCAATGCAAAGGCATTGGTATCAAAGCAGCAGCTTATTCAGAAGCTACGCTTCATTATAAGACGAAATTTAATAAAGAAGCATCAGAATTTATTTTTACTCAAGATGAAGAAGGATATCCTGGCTTGAAAAGGTTTGAAATTGTAGATGATGATGGTGATTCCTATAAGGCATCAATTGTAAACTTAGATATCAAAAATAAAAATAATTTTGGCTTCTTAAGTAATAAGAAAAGCGGTACTGAATTGGTTATGGCCTCCATGAAAGGTGAAAACTTGTCTGAAAAATTGGCTAAGAGCCTATATTCTCTTTTCGGATCAAATAACAAAAAATTAAACGATAATTATGGCTGGTCTTTTGTCAGGTTTTTGAACATGAGATATTGGTCCATTCCGGATAATATAAAAATGAAAGTTGTCACAGATGCAGATGGTAATAGGCAAGAAAGAATTCTCGGCGCCGAGCACTATCTTGTTGACAAATCTATATCAAAAGGTATTGAGAAATATGAAATTGAACTGAACTCCTGCAGTATTGGTTTTAAGCTTCATTGGTTTATTATGGAAGAAGGCATGAGCAATCATCATGGTATTTATACTCCATTTTTTGCTATTAAGCACAGGCAAGAATTGTATGGAAATCTAGGAACTAAACATTCTAGAGCCTCTATTCTTAGAAGTTGTGGATTATCCAGAGCATCAGATAGGATTGTATTTGTCGTTGAGTTTGATGATGGGTTAATTTCTGTTCCAAATAGTCGAAAAACCATTACAATCAATGGAGATGAAGTTGATATTGCACATGTTTGCGAGATTATTTCTGAAAACTTACCAAAGGAAATTCAAAAATTTAAGGATGATATAATTAACTCTATCTCGCCTGAGGAATTAATAGGAGGAACTCTTAGATCTTTCTTAAGGGATAATTTTCCAGTCAAAAAATCACCGCAACTACATGTAGTTTCGACAAAACCTTCGATGAGTCCTCCTGATAATCCCCTAGACCCTGTTCCATCACAGAATGATAATGTGGGAGGTGAAACACCAGCAGGTCTTCAGAATTCCGATAATGAAAGTCCACCGAGCCATCATCTCAGAACGAGATCATCCAAAAGGAAAGCAAAAGCAATGATTTGCAAACATAAGATTCCAATTATCATAGAGGATCCAACTTTACCAGAAGATACTTGGGCAAATATGAATGTTAAGCAGTGGGAGTTGTCTTACAATCCAGATTTTCAAGATATCGAAGAGCTTACAAAATTAACTACTTTAGTTGAATCTCACTCTTGCCAAATGGCTAGAAAGAATATTGTAATCGGCGGTCTTCTTACGAAATCTATCGAGTGGATCTATCAACAGTCATATAAAAACATAAAAGAACAAGATTCTAAAATTCAAGCTATTCTCAGCGATGAGAACTTAACAAAACAAGCATGGCTTTCTAGTGGCGACATTGCAAAGCAGAAAAAGTCAGAAAGCGCTAAATAAAACAAAAGGAGTAAACATGACTACATTACTATTAACCCTATTCTTTGCCTGCGGCGATAAAGAAGAGGAAACTCAAGACACCGCAACAGAAGAAGTCGTTGAAGAAACAACTGAAGAAACTTCTTCTGAAGAAACTGAAGACACTGGTTCGTCCGAGGAAACAGAAGAAGAAACTGAGACATCAGAATTTAAAACAAATGATGAACTTGGTGTTTGTTATCCCGACGACGAGGTGATGTAATGACCAAGGCAGGTAAGATTGATATCGCGTCAATGAAAAAGTTCGTCAATAAAAAAGTCGGACTTGACATTGCTCACGATCTTAACTTAGACAATCCTACCGAGGTCAAAGAATGGATTCCAACTGGTTCACGCTGGTTGGATTCTATCATTTGTCGCGGTGAGATGGCCGGTATTCCCGTTGGGAAAATTACCGAACTCGCTGGTTTATCCAGTGCTGGCAAGTCCTATATGGCATGTCAGATCGCTGCACAAGCACAAAAAATGGGACATTGCGTTGTTTATTTCGATGCTGAGTCCGCAATCGATCCAAACTTCCTCAAGAGTTCTGGTATCGATATCAATGATGATTTCTTATATATCCAAGCAGTATCCGTTGAGAAAACCTTGGAGACCATTGAGGATCTCATGGGTCAATATCCCGAGACACAATTTTTGTTTATTTGGGATTCCATCGCAGCAACTTCTTCCGAGAAGGACCTCGAAGGTGACTTCAATCCTCAATCGTCAATGGCTGTGAAGCCCCGCATCTTCGCAAAAGCTTTCCCAAAGCTTACTATTCCATTGGCAAACCAGCAATGCACACTGTTGCTGATCAACCAACTTAAGACGAACATTACTTCAAACGTCGCAGAAGCCATGACAACTCCTTATGTTGCTCCCGGCGGAAAGGCAATTGAATACTTCTGTTCTCTTCGTATTTGGCTTACAAAGCGTAAAGCAAAAGCCGCACATGTCATCGATGATTCTGGTCTTCGTATCGGATCTGCAGTGAAAGTAAAGGTTGATAAGTCCCGTTTCGGATCTGAAGGTCGCACATGTGGCTTTAAGATTCTCTGGGGCAAAGATGTGGGCATCCAAGATGAAGAATCGTGGCTTGAAGCATTAAGAGCATCTGGCTCTGATCGTTTCAAAGCAGGAGCATGGAACAAACTAATCGGTCGAGACGGAAAGGAATACAAATTCCAACGAACTCAATGGTTAGATAAGTTGAAAGACGCTGAGTTCCGTTCTGTCGTGTTCGATATCATGGATGAAGAAATCATTAGAAAGTTTGATTCCGAAGGCAAAAACTTTGGAATTGACGAAGAGTCCAACGAAGGTTAATCCTGAAGGAACTCTCAATAACCCCTTGACTTCGGTCTTGGGGTTTTTTTGTATTTTCTACTTGACAATCTCTTCAAGATGTGCTATAATATAAACACAACTTGGAGGATAAATGAAAAACGTTATTATTATTGACGCGCTGAACATGTTTCTGCGCTCTTATGTTATTAGCCCACACATGGACCGCAAAGGTAACCCTGTGGGCGGCACAATTGGCTTTCTGAAGTCCTTACAGAAGGTTGCTAGGGACTTCAATGCCGACGAAGTTATTGTCGCTTGGGATGGCCACGAGGGCTCTCAACGTAAGCGTTCTATGAACAAGGATTATAAGGGCGGTCGCAAACCTGTGAGATTCAACAGGCGGATGATTGATTTGCCCGAGGATAAAGAAGAAGCCAACAAAGGATACCAGCAAGTAAGATTGATGGAATATCTCAACCAAATGCCCGTAATTCAACTTATTGCTGATTTTACAGAAGCGGATGATATCATCGCGCACGTAATCAATCATAGTAGATATAAAGATTGGCATAAAACAATTATTTCTTCTGACAAAGATTTTTTTCAACTTTGTCGTGAGGACGTGTCTATTTATAGACCAATCCAAAAAAAGACGATGACAATGGAATCTATCATTGATGAGTTCAAGATTCATCCCAAAAACTTTGCATTGGCTCGAGCAATTGCTGGAGATCCCTCAGATAATCTGCCGGGAATCAAAGGTGCTGGTTTGAAAACTATTGCTAAACGCTTTCCATATCTTGTTCGAGAGGATGAGTATGAAGTTTCTGACATCATCAGAGATTGTGCGATGCAAGGCAAGAAACTTAAGATTCACCAAAACATCGAGAAAGAAGAAAAACTATTAAAAGAGAATTATAAGATCATGCAATTGTATTATCCAAATATCAGACCAATGAACAGAGAGTTGATCACAAAGGCAGTAAACGACTTTGAACCTTTCTTTGATAAAATAAAATTTACACAAATGCTTTTTGAGGATGATGCCGGTCATCTCAACTTTGAAACTCTACAAGCAATCATGAGGAGAATAAAAAGATAAAAAACTACTTGACAACCACATCAAAGTGTGTTATATTATAAACATAATTCGGAGGACAATATGAATATAAAGGAAAACGAAAGTTTTGTCAGATTTGGCAAAAACTTCCAAGAAAAATTAGCACAACT